GGCATCGGCTGGTGTTCAAACACAAATTTTAGGAATTGCATCAGGAATAACAGTCACAGATGAAAATTGTGAAAGAATAAAACTCTCTCGATCTCTCTATGCTATGGGCATGAAAGTTGCCGCTATTTCAACATTGTGTGCTGATGCAAGAGTATTTGATGCTATGTGGAATGCGGGAACTTACTGCCCCTACAATGCTAGTATTGGAGAGGACGCTAAAAAAGGTTGGGAACAAAACAAAGATAAAATTCCAAAAGGTAGTTTAATTTTTGCCAGCATGGAAGAGGCAGAAAAACTTAAAATCAAAGAAGAAAGAGAAAAAGATGGCAAACCGAATGGTTGGAGGGTGTTTTTTACTTTGGCTACTTTTATGCTTGTACCCCTCTTATAGCAAAGCCGTAGATTGTGATACCGATACACTTGGACTTTGCACACCTACGATTGAACAGATTATAGAGGAGTCTAGTGTTGAGACTATTGAGTTTCAAGCAGACGGCATACTTACAACTACTGAAACAACTACGACAACCACTACAACCACAGTTACAAATGAGGACTCTGGAGATATTTTAGACGGAAATAATGGTTATGTTGTTTCTTCAAAAGAGGGCGACATGGATATAGACTGGGGAGGACAAGGCCCAGCAACAATGCCATCTGGTTCTACTTGCGGTCAGCTTGGAACTGACAAATGTGCGATGATAACTGGTAGTGGAAATTCAACCTCAAACATGGGTGTTAGCGGCATGGGTACTACTTTTATAAATACAGTTGATATATCTGATCTTAATTTTACACATGGAGGCAAAACTAATTACGAAATAAAAGTATATAAGCCTGATGCACAAGACTCCATATACATGCACATAACAGGAAAAAACGGGACGACAAATGTATTTAGCGGAACAGATATTTTAAGTGCTAGTGGTACAAACAGTCAATATGGCCAATATTCTGGAGGTTTTAATTTTTCTGGTAGCCTTACATCGGTCATAATTGAGGTTGGTGGTAGAGATATAAATATGGCCGTTGGCCCGATGTTTGATGATGTAAAAGTAAATGTTTTGTATAATGTTGTAAACACGATTGTTGAGCAAACTATTACAAGCGTTGAAATGTTTGTTGCTTTAAATACCGATGCACCCGAAGAGGTGCTTGATGTTGTCGAAGATATATTTGAGGCTAATACACCGATAGAGACAGATGTTGGTTTAGATTTTGAACCTATTGAGATTGAAGAAATAACTTACGAATCAGTTGAGATTGAAATAGCAGAAATAGAAATAGAAGAAATACAAGTAGCAAGTATAGATATGTCAGATACTAATGTTGAGGTAAGTGTTATTGAGGTTGAGGCTGAGGTTCAAATGGAGTTAGAAATGGAATTAGAAACTGAAATAGAGATTGATATAGATGTGGGTGGAGAAGAGAATACAGAAACAGCCACAGAATCAACACAAGAGCCAGAGCAAACAGAAAGTAACCAAGCCGAGAACGATGCCTCAAACACCAACGAAGAACCGACAGAGGAATCAGTCGAAGAAACAACCGAAGAATCAAACGAGGAAACCAACGAACCAGAATCCAAAGTAGTTGAAAAGCAGTCAGAAAAAGAGCAAGAATCGCAACAAGAAAAGACAGAAAAAGACGAAAAACCCAAAGTAGTTCAGAAAAAATCTTCATCTAAAGAAAAAGCCGCTAAAAAAGTTTTGAAAAAAATTGATGATAAAAAAAGATATGATGAGTCTAGTCAGATAAAAACTTTAGTTGTTATGCAAGTGCTTGGTAATACAAAAACATTTTTTGAGAGCCAACAAATTATAAATGATCGTGCTGGTTTTTTTACAGATGATGTTTTGCCAGATGCCGTCATTTCTGATAATGATATGGCTGGATATTTTTTATTTGTAGGGAGTGACGGATTGATGAATGAAATCATAGATAGTCAGTATAAATAGTGGCAAAAAAATTTAAAAATTATGAGGCTCACGAATCAGTGCATCATAAAACAAGTATAGGGCGTAATGCAAGCAAAGCAAAAATGAACAAAGACAAAAGAAGAGGTTTTTCTAAAAAATATCGAGGACAAGGTAAATAATGGCTAAACAACAAACAGAAATAGATATAGGCGGCATAAAATTTAAGGGCGGTAGGGTTTTTCTCATAATCACTATTTTAAGTTCATTTATTGGTGTTTTATGGGGTGGGTTTGAGGTTTATCAAAGATATTTAGATATGGAGGCTAAAATAAACAGTTTTGTTAGCCCTGATCTTAGTGGCTTTGATAAGAAATTAGAGGTTGTAAATACTGAGGTTGATATGTTGCAGTCAGAGATAGCAATAATATTAGAGGAGGTGTCTTTGGTAGCTGATGTTGCAAAAGAACTAAAAAACGACCTAAAAGCAGATGTAAGAAGAATTGAAACTATTGTAGAAGATGTAGAGCAAAGAGTAAAAGAAGATAGCAGAGAAAACGCAAAGGACTTAAAAGAAACTATTAGTGAATTAAAACAAGAAATGTCTGATTTAGAGGAGAAGATACAAAAACAAATCAGAACTGCTTTAGAAAATCCACTAAATAAAATGAAATGAGATATTTGATATTCTTAATTTTCTTAAATAGTTGTTCAATATCATTCACACCAAAACAGTGCGATACAAATAAATACACAACTTGTTATGAGTATTACTGGAATAAATACGGCTGGTCGCCAAAAGAAAGTATTAGATGAAATGGATTTTAATTTTATATATCTGCACTTTGACTACTGGAGAGTGTCCCTCTAGTTCTATTACAATGCACCAATTCGAAAGTCATAGAGATTGTGTTTTAGGTGGTTACAAAGCGGCACATAACGCATTTAAAGGTTTGGAGAAAATGGAAGAGTTTGAAAGAGAATATATTGAAAAAGAGCAAGTCGTTATAAAGTTTGAATGCAAAGGATTGCAAGCATCTAGCACATAGGATATAAATAATTATGACTAAAATAGCACCGAAAACAACAAAAGAGCATATTGTAAACATTTACAATAAGATTGAGTTGTTAGAAACGAATCATATCCACCACTTACAAAAAGAGGTGCGAAAGTTGAATTATGTACTATGGACTATTGGGTTCATGGTAGCTACTCAATTTATTGCTTGGGTGCTTAGAATGGTGGGATAATGTACGAAACAGTAAAAAAGAAAATAAAAGAATCAGAGGGTTTTTCAAACAGAGGTTACTTTTTAAAATATAAAGGTGCTGATGGCCAAGATATTCAAGAAGATTTTATGACTATTGGTTATGGCCATAAATGCGTAGATGGCGACCCTTATCAACCAAATGTTGATTATTCAACAGAGGTTTTAGAACAACAGTTTGAAAAAGACTTTACAGTGTATTTGCACGCCGCTGAAAGATATATTGGCGATTGCGAAGTACCTGAGCATATCAAAGAAATAATTATAGAAACAGCTTACAACATAGGAGAGCCAAGACTTTTTATGTTTAAGAACATGAGAGCAAAGATGCAACAGGGCGACTGGCAAGGTATGGCGGCAGAGTTGAGAGACTCCAAACTATACAGAACATTGACATCAAGATACGAGCCGCTTGCAAAAATCATAGAGGAGACAAAGGTGGAGAATTAAAAATGGTTTTAGGAAAATTATTAAGCGGTGGTGCTTTAAAAACTGTTGCTGGTGTTATTGATGACTTACACACTAGCGAAGAAGAAAAAGCACAATTAAAAAATAGATTTGCTGAAATAGAGTCAAAACTTAAAGAAAAACAAATGTCTATAAACTTGGCTGATGCACAAAGTCAAGCTGGTGGTATTAGTGGTTTTTTACAAAGAGCATGGAGACCGCTTATTGGTATGTCTTGTGCTTTGGCAATATTTTGGGAATATGTATTATCTAAATTTATCTTATTTATTTGTGGTTTGTTTCAGTATCAAGTTACTAATATTCCGCAGATGGATATGGGTACTTT